TCAGGAGGTTAACTTCTTATAAGGCTTTATGTTATTTTATATATCTTTTATGTTATTTTAAGTTATTGCAAAGTTACAAAAAATTTCTGACATATGCAAGTTATATAGCACTTTTTTTTTGTTTTTAAATAAAGACCCTTATAACTTTTTTATATGCCCATCGATAATTTAAGGGGTTTTATGTCGGTGGGCTTTTTTTATTATGGCTAAAAAGAAGACGTTAAAATATTGGAAGACTAAAATAGATAAGCCATTCCACGAGTATATAAGACGCAGAGATGTGGATAACGACTCAGGATACGGTACTTGCTGTAGTTGTAAAAAACCAATACACTTCACAGAGTCAGATGCAGGTCATTTTATAGGTAGACAACACTTAGCAACTAGGTGGGATGAGAGAAACGTGAATCTTCAGTGTCGTAAGTGCAACCGTTTTGAGTATGGACGTCAATATGAGTATTCTTTAAATCTTGGAGAAGAGCTCTCTCAGGAACTACTACAAAAGTCTAAGCAAGTCGTTAAGCTTATGGACTTTGAATATCAAGAGATATTTGAAAAATACAGAGATTTACTTAAAGAACTCAAAGAAGAGCAGGGTTTTTAATTGCTTTCCTTATCTGTTAAATTAAATTTTAACATATTTTTTTATAAAAAAGTTTGCACGTATGTAATTATGTTGTATATTTGTACCAACAAAGACAAACAAAATGTTACACGCAAACGAAAGATTAACACAAAGAATTTTAAACGTAGATACTTTAGACGTAGTAAAAGAAACTACTACAGCTAACTATACTAAGATAGGTGAGTACAAAGTAACTGATTTAATTAAGAAACAAATCTCTGACAAAGTAGAACAAATCAGAAACAAAGATTTTGGTAGTAGAGATTACGGAGTCCTTATCCACAATTTTGGAAAGGTAGTTAGTTTACACGATTATCAAGGAGAATCAAACGGAGATAGTCTTTTTGCTATAGTCAGAAATAACGAAATCTTTACTATATGCTTTGTTAAGTCATACTCAGGTTTTGGCTCATTAGAGGCTAAACTTAGAGTTGACGGTATTGTAAAGAAGTTAAAAAACTTCAAAAAGAGATAAAAAAATTGGCATAATATTTGCATATATGAATATTTTTTCGTATGTTTGCACTATAATAATAAAACCCTATATATAATGTTAACACCAAGACAACTAAAGGAGAGAGCTTTAAATAAGCTAGACGCAAAGCTCTTCTTTGCTATCAAAGATAAGCAAGAGAATACTCTTAAAATAGACGGAGTAATACCTAGTAAAGTAGATACAGATAGATTACTAGATGAAAGACAATCCATAGATTCAGAAATAGACGTACTTGTATTTATAAAGGAGGCTGTAGATAGCTACACTTATAACGATAGAGACGACTATCAGCAAATGGATTTAGAAGATTTAATATTATCAATGACTAAAAATTAATAACAATGTTAAAAAACGCAAGTACAGCAAAAAAAAAGAGGAAAGGGGTGCACTCTAAAAATGCATCTAAAGGACAAAATGGATATAAGAAAATCTATAAAGGACAAGGAAAATAAATTAGATATGAGAAAATTACTTTTATTACTACCATTCTTGGTAATGTTTAACTGTCAAAAGGACAGTGTAGAGCCAACTAGAAACGAATTGCTAGTAGGTCAATGGACTGAAGAGTTTGCTCCAAGCTTAGGACTGTGGACTCTTATAGACTTCAAGTCTAATGGAGATTATAAACTTAGCGTAGTAGATTCAGACTACAATCTAGTACAAGTGTTTCACGTAGGCACTTATGAAATAGTAGGAGACTCTGTAGTACGTACCTTTGTAAATGAATCAGGAATCAACTTTGTAGAGTCTGATGAGTTTGTAGTAACTGAATACGTTTTATTACTTAGTCAATCCGAGTACGCTAGAGTTAGATAAAAAATAAATCAAAAAAAGCTTGCATATATCATTTATATTTTGTATGTTTGCATAACTAAAATAATAAACCCTATGAAATTAAACGAAAAACTATCTAAAATCCAAGTAGAGCTTAAAGTAGCTAAAACTAAAACTAATAAGTTTGGTGGTTACAAGTTTCGCTCTGCAGAGGACATCCTAGAGGCTCTAAAGCCTTTAAACGAGAAGTATGGAGTTTACTTTATTATTAGAGAAGAGTTGATAGGAGAGGCTATTATCAAAAGCGAGGCTACTATCTTTGACTTAGAAGGTAAGTCTATTTCATCTACTGCGATAGTAGGCGTAGACTTGAATCAGAAAGGTATGGCTAGAGCTCAACAATACGGCTCTGCAAGCTCTTACGGTAAAAAGTATGCTTTAGGAAATTTATTACTTATTGACGATACAGCAGACGCTGACGCTACAAACACTCACGGTAAAACCAAAACAGGAAAGCCTACATTAAAGGCTAATACTCCTGAATTCTTAAAGGCTGTAGAGTACATTAAAGGCGGTGGAGATATGACTACTATCGAATCTAAGTATAACGTTGGAGCTGACGTTAAAAAAGCAATAGCTCAAAAATTAGTATAATCAATAAACCCTTAAATTAAATTAAAAATGGCAAGTATTTTAACACTAGGCTTAAACAAAGAGAAACTAACTTTTAACGATAAAGGTTGGGCTAACATTACAGTAATTGTAAACGATGAGACTAATCAGTATGGACAGAATGTTTCTGCTACTTTATCTCAGACTAAAGAGCAAAGAGAGGCTAAGGAGGCTAAAGTTTATGTAGGTAACGGACGAGTAGTTTGGACTGAAAACGGAACTATAGCAAAAGCTGACAAGATTGAGGAAGGTGTATCTGCATCTGAGCAATCTACTGCAGGAAGAGAGACTCCTGACCTACCTTTCTAACTAACCCCTGACACGATAAAGAAAGCACCTTATAAACCCTTAAATTACATTAAATGATTGCAACCATAAAACAACTTAAAGAGAAAGTATTAGATATAAAATACGACAGAATAGAACAAGGCTTAGGGCTTGATATTCCTGAGGTTGATGAATGGTTAAGATTTAAGAGAGGTGCTTTTAATATCTGTGTAGGGCACGCTAATACAGGAAAAACTACAGTGATTCTATATCTTATGATGGCTTACGCTTTAAAGCACAATCTAAGTTGGTTAATTTTCTCTTCAGAAAATACTGACTACTCAATAGCTAGAAAACTTATAGAATTTAAGACGGCTACTCCTGTACAGCAATTGCCTGATGCACAAATTGAGTCTGAATTACAATGGATAAACGACCACTTCAAAATCATATCAGTAAACAAAATTTACACAGCACGTACATTAATGGAAGAGGCTAAAAAGATTAAAGAGGTTTTTGATTACGACGGTTTATTTGTTGACCCTTACAACTCACTCGCTAAAGACCCAAGCCTTTTAAGGTCAGTAGGTGGACACGAATACGACTACCAAATAGCGTCAGAGATGCGACTATTTTGTAAGGAGAACAATGTTTCTATGTGGCTTAATTGCCACGCAGTAACAGAGGCTCTAAGGAGAAAGTACCCAAATGGGCACGAGTTTGAAGGACATCCGATACCCCCATCGATGGCAGATGTAGAAGGTGGTGGTAAATGGGGTAACCGTGCAGACGATGTGGTTTCTGTTCACAGAATGACACAGCACCCTGAGAGATGGATGTATTCAGATATACACGTTACCAAAGTAAAAGAGACTGAGACAGGAGGGAGACCTACACCACAAGACCAACCAATATCCCTCAGGATGCAACCTGCCAACTGTCAATTTACAATTGCAGGAAGGGATGTTATATCCGCTCAGAAATTTGACAACAACTTAAACTTTTAACAATGAGCAACACAAATAAAGCCATAGAGCTTTTAGCTAAACATCATTCAGAGTTTATAGATATGACTAAGGCTATAGCAGGTAATAACTTTGAAGTTAGAAACTATGCAGAGGATTACGTTCAGGACGCTTACATTCGATTAATGAGGTACGACGACTTATATGACAAGATAATCGTAGACGACAAAGCCTCTAAGGGATATATGTTCTTTACAGTGCGTTCTATAGTTATAAACGATATGAAGAGAGTTAAGACCTGTAGATATAACTTCATAGGAGATGAGTATGATATGGAGGAGAAGTTTATGCTAGAAGATAAAGGATTAGACCCACAAAAAGTATCTGAAGAGCTTATAGAGACTAAGATGTATGAAGTATTAAAGGATAATACAGATTGGTTTGATTATGAATTATTCAGAACATACTTAAAAACAGGTAAATCCTTCAGAGTTTTAGCTGAAGAGTCAGGACTAGGAATACAAACAATTTATTTATCAATTAAGAAGAGTAAGTTAATTATAGCTCAAGAGTTATATGAAGACTACTTGGATTTTAAAAACGGAGAACTATGACTAAATTAGAAATTTTAGAGGCTTTAGAGCCAAATCAAGGACACTTAAACGCAATTAATAACGAAGTAAAATAATATGGAATTAAACGACAAAATATTTGAATTACACGCAGAGGGAGTATCTGCAGGTAAGATAGCTCAGAAGTTAAAAGTTAAGAAAGCTGTTGTATTGGATATACTAGGAAACGCTGCCAATAAAGGATTAGGGGACGTAGTAGAGACTATTACAGAGGTTACAGGTATAAAAGCGGTAGTAGAGGCTTTAACTGACGATTGTGGCTGTGCAGCTAGAAAAGAAGAGTTAAACAAGTTATTTCCTAATAGAAGACTTAACGATTTGAGTTTAGAGGATAACGACTACTTAACATCCTTCTTTAAAGCTAACAAGGGATATGTAAACACTAAAGAGCAAAACGCCTTAGTAGATATATATAACAGAGTATTTAATGCTAAGCGTAAAGTTAGTAACTGTTCCCCTTGCATTGCAGGAATGGTAAGAGAGTTAAAGGAAATATACCTTAAAGCTAATGGTTAAGGAACTAAACACTAAAAAGCTCTTTAAGATGCCACTTAGAGAGCTCTATGGTGTTGCTGACCAAATGGCTACTAAGCTACAATGGCTACACTCTACAGGACAGAATGAGAGTAGACCTGATGTTTACAAGAGACTAGCTTTGGAATTGTATCACGTTTCTCAGATAATAGAAACTAAAGAGGCTAATAAAGTAAACAAGAAGTTTGACTATTAATTATAAGGGGAGTAAAAAAAGCTCCCCTTTATTTGGCTATGTCATTTATTTTTTGTATGTTTGCACTATAATAATATTAAAAACCCTTAAATTAAAATAAATATGTCAGAAATTAGACCAAGACTCTCAGGACAAAAGAGAGTTAATTTTGAATTTTTCAACCAAAAAGAAAGCAGAGTACTAGTTATAGGAGATTTACACGCTCCTTTTGACTTAGACGAATACTTTGACCACTGTGTACAAGTGTACGAGAGATACAATTGCAATAGAGTTGTATTCATTGGAGACGTTATAGACAATCACTACTCTTCATATCACGAGACAGACGCTAACGGTATGGGAGGAAAGCAAGAGTTAGATTTAGCTATAAAGAGATTAGAGCGTTGGTATCATCGTTTCCCTAATGCGGATGTAACTATTGGTAATCACGATAGAATTATAATGCGTAAGGCTCAATCTTCTGCTGTGCCTATGCAATGGATTAGAGAATACAAAGAGGTGCTTAATACTCCAAAGTGGAATTTCGTAACCTCTGTAGATATAGATGGAGTACACTATATTCACGGAGAGGCAGGAACAGCTAAAACTAAAGCTAGAGCAGATATGCGTTCTACTGTTCAAGGTCATTTGCATACACAAGCTTATACAGAGTATTTTGTAGGAGCTAATACTAGAATCTTTGGCTGTCAAGTAGGATGCGGTATTGATTTTAAATCCTACGCTATGGCTTACGCTAAGGCAGGTAAAAAGCCTGCTATTGGATGTGCTGTAGTAATTGGAGGACGCACGGCTGTTAATGAGTTGATGGTATTATAATGATAGCCTTAATACATCCCTGTCCTGTATGTATCACTATATGCTTGGCAGGGTATTTAATAACTAAAAAACTTAAAAAATGAAAATAGAACTAACACCATTAGAAGGAGCTCAAATAGTAGAGGATTTATTCTGCCCTGCATCAAATGACGAATTCCTAAAAGAGGCTGTCAATAATTTAGATAAGGCTCAGCAAAGAAAAAATACTCCTGTATTTAGTGGGGTATTAAAATACTTTCCTGATGCTTTAAAAGAAGTAGCTAAAGCCTCTAAAAAAGGAAACGACCAACACAATCCTAATACTCCTTTGCATTGGGATAGGTCAAAGTCAGGAGATGAACTAGACGCTTTAACTAGACACTTAATAGACCACAGTATAAATCCTGTAGATGATGACGGAATACTGCACTTAGCTAAGGTAGCTTGGAGGAGTTTAGCAGCTCTGCAGAAATACTGCGAAACTAATAAATAACATAACGCCCTCTAAATGAGGGCTTTGTCTTTTTATATATGTTAATATATGTTAAAGAAATGTTAAAATAAAAGAAACGTTTGGAAATTACTTTTAATATGTTGTATATTTGTAGTGTCAATAAGACATAACAAAACAAAAACTAAGAATTATGAAAACAATTATTAAAAATTTAGAACAACAAATTACAGAATTAAACAAACAAGACGAGATACTTGCTAGTCAGGGAAATGGTTGGTTTACTATTGAAAGAGAAAACATTAGAGCTTGTATGTTAGACATTAAAAACGTTATAAAAACACTTAAAACACAATAACAATTAAAACTATAAACAATGAACAACTACATCAACACAATTAACGCAATCGAAGACACTTATTCACAGTATGATTTTGAAACTTCTAACATATACGATAATGTCTAAGCAAACAAAGAAAACAATTATATTTTTTATTCAGCTACTTGCTTTAACGGTAGTAGCATTAACCCTTAATTATTTAACACAATGAGAACAACTAAAAACACAATTTTAATCGCAATGTACTTTATAGCTAGCTTAACTTTATTTACATCTTGCACAGAAGTAGAAACAATCTACATTGAAGAGCCTCAAACAAACTTAGATACTAATCTAATAGGTAAGTGGACTCAAGAGGATAATAGTAATGCAGACTATACAGAAATGTATTTAGACCAAGACGGAGACTACTACCTTAACTACATAGATGCTCAGGGCTCTGAGATTACTGTAAGATTTGGTACTTGGAGAGTAGACGGAGTAGGTAACTTAATTATAAACTACAGACTAAACACTACAGCTCAGCAAGAGATTATATCTTTGCCTTATGAGTTAAAGAGAAACGGTAGAAAGTTAATATTAGGAGACGATGTATTTAAATTAAGAGTTTGGTAATATGTATCTACTAGACAATAAACAATACAATAGAGAGGAACTACTTGACAATATGCATTCTGACGAATTCTATTACAGTTTCCTAGGCTTAGACAAGGCTTTAAGCTATAGCTCTCTTAAATGGCTTTTAAAGTCTCCTAAATGGTTTGACTATAAGAAACGAAAGCCTGACCCTGAGACTCAAGCTCTGAGAGACGGAAAGCTAGTGCATACCGAGATATTAGAGCCTACTAAATACGATGAGTTTAAATTCATAGATGTTAGCTCCAAAAATACAAAGAAGTGGAAACTAGCGGTAGAAGAGCACGGTAAACCCTATACTTACACTTTAAAGGAGAAGTATATGAATAATAGAATCTCTACAGCTTTCTTACAGAATGACGCTTGTGTTCAGTATTTAAAAGGTGCAGAGACAGAAGTACCTGCTCTAGAGATGATAGAAGGATTGCCTGTTAGAGCTAAGGCTGATATATTAGGAGATGATTTTGTAGCTGATGTTAAGACAACTAACGACGGAGTTAAAGACGTAACACTATCTAGCGGAGAAGTAACTAATCAGTTTAAGTTTACTATTCAAAAGTATGACTATGACTTACAAGCATATCTTTATACGCTAATATACAATAAGCCTAGATTCGTTTGGTTAGTAGTAGATAAGACCACTACAGACATAGGTATCTTTGAGGCATCTCAAGAGACACTAGATTCAGGCAAATTAAAGTTAGAGGCTTGTATTCAGTTATACAAAGCATTCTTTATAGACGAGTTAATAGATTTATCACAATACCATAAACAAATGACAATATGATACCAATGGAAGAGACAATAGAATACAAAGTAGCTTACCAATCAACACTACTAAATTTAGCTCTAGGAGCTGACGAACAAGTATTACAGGCAGTATTAGACACTTACGAAGAGGACGAGATGTTCGAGGCTTGTCTTGGAATGCAAGTAGCTATAGAGCAATTTAAAACTTATGAGGGATTCGCTAAAATAAGAAACCCTTTAGATTTGGATAATTAGTTTATTTTTCGTATATTCGCATTATGAGAGACTATAAACAATTACAATACCTAGCAGACTTCAACGCCACCTCTGAAATAATACTCAAGTGGCTATCTGCTAAGCCTAACAATAAGGAGTTAAACCTTATATCTAAAGCACTAGTTAATATGTCTATATATGTTAGTGGCTTAGAACTAGAGAGGAGAGGATTTGATAATACTCACGAGATTACTAGAAACGAACTAAGAAAAGCTCTTACTAAGATAAAAGAGCTAGAGGAGAAATTGCCTTCAGAGGCAGATAATAA